CAAGTGGTAAAATTCTCCACTTCAAAGTTGTGTGTTGGTCTTTCATAAGTTTCTTGCTGTCCTTTTTTCTTTTCCACAATACGTGGTTTGCTTCAAGCAAAGAAGAGCACTTTTCGTCCGTTACCCATTTCTGGTGAAGGGGATGCTTGTATTGAACTAAATGCGTAATATTCATTTTTGGTTTTCGTCGTCGGTTAATTCAATAACCTTCTCACATCTCTTTGAAATAACCTTTATTCCATCCCTAAGAATGGAGCGCTGCTGATAAATGTCAAGGTCATGATCGGAATAAATGCTTTCCAAAAGTTCATCAAGGTCATGCTTTATCAATTGTAGTAAAAAAGAAGCCTCGTTGAATTTCATATTTTTATTTATCGGTTGTATTGAAGAGTGATAGTATCGTCGATAGCGATACCTTCGCGTTCCATTCTCACCAGAGATAATAGAATGTCTTTCTCCCAAGGATCAAACCACACAAAGAATCTTGCGAAGAATGCCTCCGTCTCTGCTTCCGACTTAAGGGCAAATTGATTAATAATGGACCTATGAATGTTCCATACTTGGCCGTCTTTATTTGTAATGGTAATTGTATTAGTCATTGGCACAAGCCCTTTATCTTACTCTCTTATTATATCAGAGTTCCTTTTCAACCGTCTCCTGGATTGCGAGTTCGACTCGCTCCCAGATAGACTCTCCACATGCATGCATCACAGCATCATCTAGAGCCTGACACACCTTATAAGTGAACTCAAATGGAGTCTCGAGACCATGCAGATCTGCTTCATCCAGAGTATCCACTACGATCGTGCAAAGTTCCTTCCAGAGCGAGGCAGGATCCTCATTCTTAGCGATACCACGGAGCGTTGCATTCTGAAGGCGGGTTTTGATTATTTCTTGTGGTCTCATAATATAATAGGATGGTTAAAATTAATAGTATTCTTTGAAATGGTAATTGTATTAGTCATCGGCACAAGCCATTTTGTAAAGCATGTCATGAGGATCCAGAAGCTCGTCAATGGTCATACTTTGAAGCCCTTTATCTATGATGCTTTGATTGTCACCGCCATTCAAACTTTTAACCCAGTCCAAAAGCGTCAGACAAACGCTAATAAGGTTGTAGTTTCTATCGCCAATTTCCGTGTAAAAGCTGGCGGAGGTCAAGGTCTCTTTCATTTCCATGACAAGATTCCATTCGGCTCGGCGGAGAATGCCGGTTACAATGTCAAGGTTATTTACTCCAGCAAGCTCTCGCTTGAGCTGAATAGGATTTGTGATTTTGGTATTAGAGTTGTTCATAATATAATAGGATGGTTAAAATTAATAGTATTCTTTGAAATGGCCAAACGATTCATTCTCGTTGTAGCCTGCAAGGTAGGCGTCGATTTCTTCTTTGGTCATATCCTTCTCCTCCACTTTCTCGGAGGTCGAGGTGCCATCTTTGTAATAATGAGGAGTGACTCCTCTGCGGTAGTAGGAATCTGCTCCGCCGCGGTCGAAAGGACCGCCGTGTCTAGTGTCATATTTTTTACTCATAATATAAATGATAGGGTTTTTAGCTTTTTGTTCCGGTAGCTTCAAGGACCTTGAAAAGCCGCTTATGAACAGCCTTCAAGGAGTCCTCAAGGAACTCCGCCTTTTGTTTTTCTCCCGCCTCCGCTACCATCGCGGACATTTTCAAGACGGTTTGGATCTCTGGAAGAACCCAGCGAACTTGATCTTGAAGGAACTTCTCATTAGCGGTGGCTGTGGTAGTATTGTTTTCCATAAGTATATTCTACCACACTTTGGGATAAATGTAAATAGAAAAATGCTAAAAAAATGAAAAAAATGCATTTTTGCCGGATTTGACACAAAACTTGCCCAATTTGATACAAAACGGCTATAATGATGATCTGACCAACTCAGCGGAAGTCCACTTCTGTTCTCTATCGCTCCACCAATGGGTATACTCTGGTGTAGTGATCAGAAAGCTATCTTGAGCGGTAGATTCCTTTAGCTTAAACCCCAGAGCTTTAGCTTTGAAGAAAATCTCTTTCGCAGAGGTGGAAAACTTAGGATAATTGAGAAACTCAACAACGGCTCCGGTCTCCTCTCCACCGCAGTATATGAAAGATGTTTCCGAAACGTTTACACAGCTTGGATTCTCTTTACACCAATGCCGACACGTTTGCTTTATCACATCAATCGGACCACTGATATAAATCCTAGCAAAAGTAGACGGGGAGGATAGGTGCCTTTTAAATTGATTCATAACAAAAGGTATAGTATATCAACAGGGAATGAGACGTGTTTGTTAGTCTTTGTTTACGACATCTTGAACATTTTCGATTTCTCGATAAAGTGCTTCGACATCGTCAGTTATTCTTTTATCGAATCTGGAATCCAACCTATCGAAGTTTCTCCAAACCTCGTCGTTTTCAGAGCCGATTGTTCTTTCTAATGAGTCGACACGCGTATTGGCGTCGTACTCGAGTTGTGCAAGCTCTCCTGATAATCTTACAACCTTGAACCCCAACCATACAACGTATGACAAGAACCCTAAGCTGAATACAGTCACCAAGATGCCATTTACTATAATCGCAGTTTCCATAAGCTTATTCTTTCTATTTTAAGATTGGTCTTAAACACTGCGATATACTATACCTAAATGATAATGAATTCCTTTTTCTTCTTAAATGCTTTCCGCATCTTCCTCAGAGTTTTCAGCTGAGCTAAAGTTTCTTCGTCGGCGGGCGGGTAATCCACAATTTCCTTCATCAGCATATGAATGGCCGTGTCCAGCGCGCTAATTGCAATTTTAGATTGATAGATTGAATACCGTTTCATAATTATTCTTCAGTCTTTTCTGTATCCTTCAGTCTTTCAGCCTCTTCCTTTTTAATATTAAGAAGCGATTCATACGCCGCTGAAAGGTCTTTGCGGTTCCTCGAGGAAAGCTTAGACTCCTTAGCTTGAATCCGCTTGTACTCAGACTCGATTGGCAAAACCCAGGGTTCGCTTTCTTCTGGAATTTCCTGGCCCGTTTCAACCATAATGGTCAAAGCAAGGCGTTTGCTGAATTGGTAGTTTAAGTCTGATGGTTTCATAATTAAGTTGTTTTCTTAGCGGTCTTTTTCTTGGTTGTTTTCTTTTTAGGTGGATTTTCTTTTAATCTGGCTTCCTCTTCTCGGGCTTCATTTCTTGCCTCAAGTCGTTCAACCACAGTGTTCGCATCCATCCAAATATCTTTATCATCAACAAGGTTGCTAATCTCTTCTACCGTGAGAAAGTCTTCATATTGAGAACGAAAAAGCTTTTCAGACCACTTCCTGTCGTGAATCACATTTGAATACATCTCTCCTCCTTTACCAATCATGCCACCGCTGTAGTTATGAAAGAGAAACGCGCTGTGTTCATTGATTGCAAATTCATCGCCTTGAAGAAAGATTAAAGTTGCTGCGCTCATGCACGCTCCGCTTACGTTCATAATGATATGAGCGTTGCATTCATCAAGAACTTGAAGAAACTGAACGGTGGTAAAAAGATTCCCACCCGGGCAATTAATATGAAAGTTGATTACGTCGGTTGGTCGAGCGTTTCGTATCTTATGAAACCACTCAATGTATTCAGAGGCTTCTCCAATATTTCCGGATAGGTAAAAATCCATTACGGATCCATACTCACCTGAAAAGTTATTTGCTTTTCCTCCGCCGAAAATATCTTCTATTCCCAAAGCGGAAGGGGTTGTGTTATTTGTATGCATATTATTAAAAATGACTTAATCTGATTTACCGTCTTCTATGTCCATACTCTGTGACAAGTCACACGCTATAAAAGATACGGCTTTTAGAATATCTAAGTTGGTGTATCCCTCGGCTTTTAATGATTTCAGCGTGCAGAATAAGTGTTCTGTAACAATTCCCCAATTTTCTTCTTGTAGATTGAATTCATCTTCAGTATTATCGTCATCCATATTGTAATAGTCATCCATAGTATTTTTAAGTTATCCTCGTCTTTTGACGATACCAAATAAGGATTCCCAAACAAATCCAAATCTGAATCGTGCTCCTAGTTTAAATTTTAGTTTACCTGTTGTGCAGTATGTATTCCAGTTATCCTTTAAAGCAGAAAAGTTATAACCTTTATCTGATCCTTTTCTAGCCACATAAGAGCTTCTTGACTCAGCTCCTACTTCCCATCTATCGCCTAACGACCTCCAGCACCCGCATGCGGTTCGTTGCATATCCTCCGTGATTCTAACCTTTGGAACAAGGCTGCATCTCGGGCACCTTTTCCATTCAACGTAGTCACTTGGATACCAATAGCTGTTACCCACGTTAATTCCCCGGTGAACTGGATACCTGAGATGCGCCTTATTCAATTTCATTGAATAATTATTCGTGTTTGATTTGCGATTGCTTTCCTGAGTTCTTATGAATCTTTTTAAGCAAACAATTCCAATCGCCTCCCGCTCTATTAATCGTCGACTTTGTACCAGAATAGGACAGCTGCACTGCGGTGGCCTTTCTTTTTTTCTTGCCAGTCTCGCAGTATGGACAAGGATCGCCCACGGGATCATCTCTGTTATCCATGGGATGACTTTCTTCCCAAGTCTCACCACATGTTTCGCAGCAGTATACGTAAGTCATTTTATTTATCACCGAGCAGTGTTGGAAATGCTTTGCGAACAGTAGCTTCAGTAAGTGTCTTATAAAGACCTTTAAGATTCTTATCCTTTACAGCAATCACAATCTTAGCGTCAGCAGCGCATAACGATTCAAGAAGTTTAATGTAAACAGTTTCTTTCTTGAGCGCTGGCAATGGTGATTGTTTGACAAGATGGCGAAGTTGTTTGACAAGCTTTTCAAAATGGCGGGCTTGGTTCCCTGCCACAGCTTCGTCTTCTTTATAAGGAGGTGTTCCTTCTGGGAGATCAAATTCAACGCCTTCTTTATAATTGGCTTGAAGAAGTGTTTTGATTCCAAAGGTTGCATGATCCTGTAAAAGCTTTACCCGTTCTGGAACTCCCTCGGCTTCTTCACAAAGCTGAAATAATTCGTGAGGGAGTTTGGTCCTATTATTTTTCGGTGTTTGTTTTTTCATTGTAAACGTTATATTGTTGTTTCTAGTATTATATATCACTTGATAAAGAACTCTTCTGCGCAAGCTACAAGCTGACTGCACCGACGAGTAATGAGATAATTAAGAACCTTTCCGTTTGGCTTAACTTCCTTTTTATTGTATTCTTCCCTGATTTGGGACACAACATCTTCCGGAATCTGAGAAAGATCAATCATACTTTTGTTACGGATATAATTGCGATATGTTTGTTCATCAAGAATCTCTTTCATGTCGCCATTACGAGAAGCATTGTACCATTCTTCAATCTTCTTAGCTCGAAGCGGTGTTTGGCGTGATTCGGAAACAAATACGTCATCAGCTGAAAGAACATTAGGAACACCGTCACCACTGTCACCACGAACTACATGCTCGAAAAGATACTTATGCGGGTTGGTATCCTTTACAAGTTTCTTGGTAAGAGGACTGAATTGCTGAACATTGTCGTACTTTTGAAGCTGAATAAAATCTTTATCAGCACTGATGATCATAACCTTTTCGTGGTTACCAAACTCTTGGGTTGTTTCTACAAGGGTTGCAATAACGTCATCAGCTTCAGCATTGCTTACCTGCACTACTGGAAACGGAAGATACTCGTCAATCTCATCCCTTACTTTGTTAATGCTCTCGAAGATTGATTTCCAATCCATGCCCGAGCTTTCCCGATTCTTTTTACGAGC